GGGGCTGACTTATTTGATTCATTGGTTTTATCCAGAGATTATTACTGTTATCTTTCAGGGAGTTTTACTGTTTTCCATCAGTGTGGCAAGGCGTGCGCACGAGTGTGAACCCATGTGGCACCACGACATCTTCAACATCTTTCAATGAGGTGTACTTGCTCTTCGCATCAGACGCTTTGTCAATCTGAGCCAGTGCGCGCTCAATTCTTAAAGAAGAGCTAGCAAAGGCTGCCTCCTGAGAGGCTAAGACATGTGACTCTGGTAATTCATGAATGAAAATATCCAGAGACAACGTAGTCCCAGAGACAGCGGTTGGCATTATACCAACCAGATCAATTGTGGTAGCTCCGGTGATATAAATGTTGAAGAGGAAAAGGTAAGCCTTACTGGGAGGCATCGAACTGTCCGAATGGACAGTAGAGACGCTTCCACCAGTAGAACCTTTGAAGTCCGTGATTAGACTACCATTGGTTCCAGGGTCTACAACACCAGTGGCTGGTGCTGTGACATTGAGGTCACCATTTATCTGCACAACTACTGAGTATGAGCCGGTTTGGTCAACTGGCACGACGATAGTATTACCTGAGATCGTCCAGCCTTTTGAATCGAGGTTGGAGTCACTGTAGTAGGTAAGACTGTCTAGCAGGTTGGTTACAGCAGGCGGAGGAGTGTGGGTAACGTAGGCGTGTAAATATCCCGTCTCAGTTTCATGCTGTTGAGGCACTAACAGGTTGATGGAATAGGACACTTCTACGTATCCAGTGCTCGCGGCGTCGTCTCCAGCCTCCGTGAGGAGGTGGAGTCGTCCTAGAGTGTGGTTGTAGTCCACAGCAGCCGTGTCTGTAGTCTGAACGAACTTAGCGTTCGTGAACTTAGACGACAGCATTTTGCGGTCTAACGGAAGGCTCACTTGGCCAGTCCAGAAAGGGAAGCCGACCGCTCCCGAGATTTGCTGTGCAGCTATCATCGAGGTTGGGGCTTCATCTTCAGGGTCTGGGTCCCAAGCGAGGACTGCGCGTCCGGTTTGAGTGGAAGCACAGGAGCCTACATATGTGAACTCTAGCCTGGTGAATTCGAATTCCTCGAAGCGTCTAGCAATAGCCGACAACCAGGGGAAAACTAGAGAGTTTCCTGGGTTTATGTCGTAAGACAGCGCTGTGAAAGCGCTTGTCGCTACTACTGTCGCATCGAAGATTTCGGAACGTTCAATCTTAATAGATTGGCGAGACATCTTATTGTGAGTCGGAGTCCTGAAAATCCCTCCGACGGCGGCAGGGGCCGCCATGGAGGTTGTGGACTTAGATGAGGGGTGGTGTTTTGCAGCCTTGACTTTGTGTGGGTGTGGGGACCCTTTAAACCTGTCCATCATCTCTGAGCGAGTCTGCTGCGTTAAATTCTGGGACGATTGTTTCCAGAGTTTAGCTGAGTTGCCGACCCATGCGTTGACTGCCTTTGAGGCGAGTGCATGTATCTTTGAATCGCTAGTGATGCCATGTTTGGCTGCCCAAGCGTTCGCCGCATCTAATGCTGCGGCTCTCACTTTGGCTGACACTAGGTCAATAGGACTGGTGGCAAACTTAGTGTTGCGGGCAATCTTGCTCGGAGGTTGTGGAGGTTTGGCCGAGGGTTTCTTGAGAGCGCTGGGTTTAGTGCTCCTGCGAGTTCTCGGCATAGTGTTTGTTGTTTCGGAAATATATAAGTTATTATTTCCCGGAGTGGTGTAGCACATTTTCTACACGGAACCGTGGCAAGCCCTTCCGGGCCAAACCTACACGTAGTAAGCGCCGAGTCCTTTCAGGAAGTCAACGAAAAGCTGACGACCTGGATGGTCTCGAAGCACAAACATGAAGGCTTCAACCCGCTCCCTACTCAGCTTACCATTCAACAAATTGAAGAATGTTTTCGCTGGGTTGGTGGGGTAGAAATCGTGTGGGTCTGAGGAATGAAATTCCATTGAACAAAATTCGAGCTTGTCTTCCTCGAGGATATCGTACATCTTTAAAGGATGGCCGAGGTCCGAGTAGATTTGCTCTGCACTTTCACTGAATGTCTCAACGCAGTCATCTCCCATAGCGAACGCTCTGGCTGCACCTGCTAGTCTAGCAAGGAACCATCTGATTCGGGAGTTGGTGGACGAGGTGATATAGCTACCGGAGAGCATCATGCCTGGTATAAGCAGGCTGAACATCGATCCGTCTGACAGAGTCAGGAGTGAGTAGCAGAATATCTTCGCTCGCCTCATCGTTATGATTTGGTTTGCATGGGAAGCGTTGCACAACATGAGTCGTGTTTTAGCATCCCAGGCAATCTCGTTCTCACGAACAGAGAAGTCAAATCCGGTGATGTCTGCGGAGACTGGTTTTGCGGTTTCCGTTGCTGTTGAGAGGAGTCTTTCTCGCAGTGCAACCAGGGGCCCGTTGCCAGCTAGGTTTAATCCAGGCTGTGAGGGCTGTGTCTGGTTGTCAAAGATACCAATTTGGTCTATCTCTGCTTGATTTTGCTTTCCAAACAACAAACGCTCGATCACTTGGTCAACTACTGAGATGGCTTCTATCAAGCGATAGCGGCCTTCTTTTCGTTTCTTAAGCGAGTGCGGTTCGTCTTTGACAAATACTTTCACTGGGTCAGAAAATCCTTGTTTCACACACTCTAGAGCGTCTGATGGGGGTTCTCGGGACAAGATCAGTTTCATTCGTGCTACTACTATTTCTACTAGTGGGGCGCGGACGAAAGGGTCTTCTCGGATGACTTTGTTGGTGGTTATATATGTCTGGTAAGGCAATCCGGGTTTTGAGTCCGGGTTGAGTTTGAATTGCATTGTGAGGTCTGCCATAAGCGCGACTTTATCCCAATCAACCCCGCCTGGAAGGCGAGGATTAAAGAACGAAGGTTCTTTTATTGTTGGATAGAGTTCAAGCGCTTCTGAGCTAAGCTCATGCTCTTCTGCAGCTGTCGGAGTTCGGCGCGGAGGTTTTCTTCTTCCTGCTTGGAGCCTGAGAGAATAGAGCTCATGTTCAGCTCCTGTTCTTGCAACTCCCCAATTGTTGTAATCGGGGATGCAGTCTTGGGCGAGCTTGGACTCTTTGGACTCGAGCTTTGGGGCTGGTCTGAAAGAAGTGATTCGGGTTTTGGCACGGAGGCTGATTCCTGTTTCTTCTCCTTCGGTGTTGGTGGTTTCACAGATGTCGAGGCGGGCGAGGTTTCGCATGAGGAGTTCTGTTTCTTCACACGAGATCGACGTTTCTTCTTCTTCTGTGGGCCCTGAGGTCCTTTGTTCAGGGAGGGTTTGCTCCCCCCCGTCCCAAAATCCTGCCGCGTGGGCTGGTTCTCCTGCCCTCCGGGAGGTAGGTTGGCAGTAGTGGGGACTGTGGAAGTTTGAGCTGATTCGGGAGTTATGGCTGTTCTGCACTCACACGAAGTCTTGGTTTTCTTGCACTCAGAGCAGCGTAAGATAGGCGGGGTGGCTGGCTTGGCTTTCGCTTTGCTTTTCCGTTTCGCTTTCTTGGACTCCGGCAGAGGGGCCTTGTTGACCACGGAAGGTTCGACAGACTTCTTGCGAGGCCTGGAGCTTTCATTGGTGTACTTGGACTCTCTCCGCGGCAGAGCTTGTTTTGCTTGCTCGATTATGCCCCATAACAGGGCAGAGATGCGATTTTCTTCCGGCTGGGCTTCACGCTCTTCTTTCTCGTCTTCAGTTTCCGACTCACCATCCGCAGAGGGGTCAGATTCTTCAGTTTCGTAATCAGATTCTGTCACTTTTCCCAAATGGGGCAAGTCAGATTCTTCCTCAGATTCCGGCACTTCTCCCTGTAAGGGCAGGTCGGTTTCTTGGTCAGATTCTGTTTCTTGCACCTCAATGGGCAGGTCAGTTTCCAAAGGCTTGGTCTCAGTTGGTTTAGGCAATTCGAGAGTGGCTTCAGGCGTCTCAACCACGGGGGTTGGCGTTTCTGTTTCAGTCTTGTTTGTCTCATCTTCTGAGTCCATGGCTCGAACGAGTGGGATTAGCGCGCGAACAAATTTCCAGATCCTAGCACTCTCCTGGTCTATCACTGGGGGGTGATGCACATGCAGGGTGCTTGGGGTCTCGTCATCTTCTTCCGGCGTGTCTTCAGTGGGTTCAGCTGTGGGAGTTTGCTCTGGTGTTTTCTTCTCCGGAACGCTACTTTCGTGGCGGCGTTTGGGATAGGACCTTCCATGAGAGATGTTTGTGTGGTAAGAGTGCATTCTCTCATCAACTTCATCCATCAGGTCAGCCCACAAAGCGTGGGGGTTGGTAAAACCACCCCCCTCATCATCAAAACTTCCGATGGCTAGGTCTTCGAGCGTGTCATAGTACTCCTGCTCATCCTGAATTTCCTCTCTGGTTTTAAAGAGGTGTTCGGTGTGCTGGATTCCTTTGTTGTATCGGCTACAGCGCCACTGCGATTTGCCGCGGATGTTGTAGTCGAAGTCTGAACGGTCGGTTAGATCTTCCTGGCCGACAAGGCTCTCAATGTCAACAGCATCGAGCACTGCTCGACCTGTTTGATTGCTAGTCTCTTGGCCTCTGGTCCCTCGTTTTGGGGCGTTTAGGAACATCAACGAAGTGCCTACGTTACATCCTCTAGCTGAGAAAGAACCGGTGTGAACACCAACAATTCCCCTTTCGGAGATGATGGGTGCGCCGGAAGCTCCTCCTGCGTCTCGGGTTGAGAAACTGGACTCCAGAGAGTACGGTGTACTGCCTGATTTCACGGTTCCTGTTGCCTGAGCCCATTGCTGGGTAGTGGGGAAAAACGAGTGACATTGGTACAGACCACCAGTGGAGGCGTGCGGCGCGAGTTTCAACCGGCGGGTGCCGGTTGCGGCTCCAAAACCGAGGGGAACTCGGATAAAAGCCACGTCGCCTACAACACTCATGGAATGCAGGTCCATTGGGATGTTCTTGTAAATCTTGTAACCTGACGCGTCCTTACCAAAAGTGGCATGGAAGGTCTTGGTTCCACGGATATCTCGAATGACGTGGGAGGCTGTGCATAGAAGCACTTCTCTACCAATTCCTACGAGAAAACCTGTTCCGAAAGCTTCATCAATTAAATCTCCTCCATTACTGTTGTGGAGAAGCAGGTGTCCAGCTGGCCACTTATCCGAATGGTACATCTTGGATCCGCGAATGGATGACTCCTGGACCAACCCGCTAGGGAGGTCTGTTTTCATACCTAGCGCGAGCCAGATGGGGTTTATCGAGTAAGTGTGGCCATCGGGGGTCTGCACAGTCAGTGTCTTTCCGTCGTAGCTCGGAGTGAGCGACATGGGAAGTCCTGTCTGGACTGAGATGGTATCGTGGAGGTATCCACAAAACTTCAGAAACGTGTGGATTGATTTCCAAACGTGGGGTATCACTAGCACACAAAGCAACAAAATAGCAGCAGTTGTTAAACTACTACTATATTCTTTATCGACGTCGTTGTACAACATCTCGGCCAGATCCACTTGAGGCATGTAAAACCCATAGCGAACTGCTATGGGCTTGAAAATGCTGACGTGGCGTTGCAGCGTGTATAAAATCAAAATCTTGGTCATAATGACCAAAGCAAAGGCGGTGGCAGCCATGAACCAACAAAGGTCCATGAGAAACCACCCGAGGGAAATGAGCTCCTTGCGGAGCACACCCACGGACTTGTCCATATAGGACAGGCCGTAGTAGTTCTTCTCTTGGCAGGTAGATAGGTGGTCCATTTCTAGTGATGGGGTGG